CACGCGGCCGAAGCCATCGCGCTCGAGGAGCACGCCGAAGGCGACGCCAAGGTGCCCGTGCTTCGCGGCTATGCCGCCGTGTTCAACACCCTCAGCAAGGACCTCGGCGGCTTCCGCGAGCAGATCATCCCGGGCGCTTTCGCCGAATCGCTCACCAGCGACGTGCGCCTGCTCGTCAACCACGGGGGTCTGCCCCTGGCCCGCACCGCCAGCGGCACGCTCAAGCTGGCCGAGGATGAGCGCGGTCTGATTGTCGAGGCGCGGCTTGACCCCAACGACCCCGACATCGCGAAGCTGGTGCCCAAGATCAAGCGCGGCGATGTCACACAGATGAGCTTCGGCTTCTCGGTCAAACCGGGTGGCCAGAACTGGGCCAGGAACGACGACGGCGTCACCGTCCGCACCCTCAAGGCGGTGCGCCTGTTCGACGTGTCCGTGGTCACCTTCCCCGCCTACCCCAACACCGAGGTTGCCCTGCGCAGCCTCGATGCCTGGCGCACCGCGCACGCGGCCCCGCGCCGGCCGAACCTGCTCGCCGCCCTCGCGACGCAGGCCCGGGCGCTCGCCTGAGCCGCCTCTCCAGACCGCCCCGGGGCATCCGGGTCTTCCCCAACAGGACAGCAGGAGAAACCGATGTCCGATCGCCTGAAGTCGCTGCACGAGCAGCGCATGCGCGCCATCAACGAGATGCGCGCCATCTCCGACAAGGCCGTGGCCGAGAAGCGCGACATGACCGACGAGGAACTTGCCCAGCACGGCAAGCTCTTCGCCGAGCAGGAGCGCGCCCAGAAGCTGATGGAGGCCGAGCAGCGCTCCATCGACCTCGCCCGCGAGGCCGCCAAGTCCCAGGGAGAGAAGGAGGCTGAGAAGCGCGAGGGCGACAAGGGCTCCGGCCGGCCGCAAGCCAGCGAGGAATACCGCTCGGCCTTCCGCTCCTTCCTGCTCGGCGGCATGAACGGCCTCACCGCCGACGAGGTGCGCGCCCTCTCGGCCGCGGTCGGCAGCCAGGGCGGCTACACCGTCATGCCCGAGCAGATGGCCTCCCAGCTGATCAAGGCCGTCGACGACGTGGTCTCCATCCGCCGCCTGGCGACCAAGATCCCGGTGAACAGCGCCGCCAGCCTCGGCGTGCTGACGCTCGACAGCGACCCGGCCGACGCCGACTGGACCACCGAGCTGGCGATCGGCAGCGAGGACAGCTCCATGGCGCTGGGCAAGCGCAAGATGGTGCCGAACCCTGTGGGCAAGCTGGTCAAGGTCAGCAACGACCTCCTGCGGGCCTCCCAGGCGGGCAAGACCGCCCTGCCGATCGAGCAGTTCGTGCGCGACCGCCTCGCCTACAAGTTCGCCATCACGCAGGAGAAGGCGTTCATGACCGGCTCGGGCGTGGGTCAGCCGCTCGGCCTCTTCACCGCCCATGCCGACGGTATCCCCACCAGCCGCGACTACTCCACCGGCAACACCACCACCGCCATCACCTTCGACAACCTGCGCGGCGCCCGCTACCAGGTGAAGGACCAGTACCGCAGCCGCGCCAAGTGGCTGTTCAACCGCAGCGCCATCGAGCGGATCGCCAAGCTGCGCTCCGACAGCGGCGCCGGCGCCGGCACCGGCGATTACCTCTGGGAGCCCAGCAACAAGGTGGGCGAGCCCGACATGCTGCTCGGCAACGAGGTGATCAGCTCGGAATACGTGCCGGCCACCTTCACCTCCGGTCTTTATGTCGGCATGTTCGGCGACTTCAGCTTCTACTGGATCGCCGACGAGATGGACCTGATGATCCAGCGCCTGGTGGAGCTGTATGCCGCCACCAACCAGACCGGCTTCATCGGCCGCATGGCACTCGACGGCCAGCCCGTCCTGTCCGAGGCATTCACCCGCATCAAGCTGGCCTGACGCAAGAAGAGGCGCCTGGCGCTTCGCTGCCGGCGCGGCGCCCTCCCCCCCCGCCTCCCCACCGACAGCGGGCCGAACGGTCCCGCCATCCAGGAGTTCCATCCCATGAAGCGCTCCGACAAGGAGGACTTCGACGTCGCCGTCTCCCTCGCGCACTCCGCGCGAACGACGTCGGCCAACGGCACCGGCGTCGACCTGCAGGGCTACCAGGGCGCCGTCGCGGTGTTCAACGCCCAGGCGTGGACCGACGGCAGCCATGCCATGAAGCTGCAGGACAGCGCCGACAACTCCAATTTCGCCGACGTGGACTCGTCGCTGCTCGACGGCACGGCGCCCACCGTCACCGCCGCGGGCGCCCAGCTCGCGGTCACCCGCGTGGGCTACCTCGGCAACAAGCGCTACATCCGCGCGGTGCAGACGGTCACCGGCTCGCCCTCGACCGGGGCGATCATCGGGGCACTGATCGTGCGCACCCAGCCGCGGAAGGCGCCGAAGTGACCCGGCGCGTCCTGATGCGCACCCTTGCGGCCGGGCCGCGGGGCGTGCTCCTGCCGGGCGCGCCCGTCGACCTGCCCGACAAGCAGGCGAGGGAGTTGGTCGAAGGCGGCTACGCCGACGATCTCGCCCAGCCCGAGGCAGCCGAAACGGCGGCCGAGGCGCCCGCCGAGACCGGAGCGGCGCCGTACGGCGAGGCGGCGGACGCCAACCCCGACGAGACGCGCGCGGCGTCGCCGGCCTAGCGCATGCTCTCGCGCCTCACCGTCACCGCGGCGGCCACCGCCTGGCAGCTCACCACGCACGACGCTGCAAGCGCCGCGCTGGGCAGCAGCGTGGACGGTGCGCAGCTCCAGCGACTCATCGCGGCGGCCTCGGCCGCGGTGGGCCGGCACCTGGGGTTCACGCCGGCGCGGGAGACGGTGAGCGAGACCTTCTGGCTGAACCGCCGCAGCGCCCCCTCGCTCAGCCTGGCGCGCACGCCGGTGGCGACCATCGCCTCCGTCACCGTCGACGGCACCGCGCTGGCCAGCACCGACTACTCCGTCGATGCCGGCAGCGGCCTGCTGGTGCGCCTCACCGCCGACACGCCGGTCGAGTGGCTCGCGAACAGGGTGGTGGTGGCCTACACCGGCGGCTGGCTGCTGCCCGGCCAGTCCGGCGCCAACCTGCCGGCCGACATCGAACGCGCCACCATCGTCACCGTCGCCGCCTGGGCCGCCGCCCAGGGGCGCGACCCGCAGCTGCGCAGCGAGGCTGCCGAGGGCATCGGCAGCCAGTCCTGGCTCGATCCCGTGGCCGAGCACGGCGCCCTGCCCTGGGCCGCCGCCCAGCTTCTGGCGCCCTGGCGCCGCTACGCCGTCACATGAGCCTCGCCGCCGCCACCCGCCGCCAGGTGCTGCGCCACGGACAGCCGGTCATTCTGCGCCGCCTCGCCGGCACCGGCGCCTCGCAGACCGCCACCGACGTCGCCTGCATCGCGGTCGTGGCCTGGGTCGGCTCGGCCGACCTGGTGCCCGGCGCAGGCCTCATGCAGGGCGATCGTCGCGTCACCATCACCAACCACGAGATCGCCGAGGCCGCCTGGCCCGGCCCTCCGCGCAAGGGCGACCGCGTCGTCATCGCCGGCGCCGTCACCACCGTCGTCGCCCCGGTCGAGACCCGCCGTCATGCCGGCCAGGTCGACCGCCACGTGATGATTGTGCGGGGGGCCTGATGTTCGACCGCCGCGCGCTCGCCGCCTTCCGCAACACCCTCACCGTCGCCACGCGCGACCTCACCGGCCCACAGGCCCAGGCCCTGCTGCATGACACCGCACGCAAGGAGCGTGACCGCGTCCTGCACGAGCAGCGCCAGCGCGCCGGCATCGCGCCCACCACCATGGTTGCCGCCGACGGCCGCCGCGGCGCGCCGATCGAGGCCGCCCAGCGCCTGGTGGTGATCGAATACGGCTACCTCCGCGAAGTGGTGCAGGAGGTCCTGCGCGAGCTGATCGTGCGCTCGCCCAAGCGCACCGGCGCCTTTGCCCGCGGCTATGCCGTGCTGGTGAACGGCGCCGAGATCCAGACGCTCGACCAGATCGGCCACGACGCCGCCGAGGTGTTGGTCGTCAACACCATGCCCTATGCCCGCCGGCTGGAAATCGGCAAGTCGGCCGACGGTTCGCCCTTCGTGGTGCAGGTCAGGCCCCGCTTCATCGAGGCCACCGCGCTCGGCCTGCGCGGCCGCTACGGCAACGTCGCCAAGCTCTGGTTCAACTACTTCGATCTCGAAGGTGCCTACGCGCTGCGTCGCCGCAGCGGCAGCGGCAAGGCCCGCCGCGCCGGCGCCGCCCTCCGCTACCCGGGCATCAGGATCGTCCCGCTGTGAGCCTCTACCGCGACATCCGCACGGCGGTGCAGGCCACCTGGACGGCCAACTGGCCGCACGGCACCGACTACGAGGTGCTCTGGCACCAGAACGAACTGCCGGTCGTGCCCACCGACACGCTCTGGCTGCACCTCACGCTCGACTTCGGCACCGACATCGTGCGCGCCTTCGGGGGGGGCCGTCTCGCCGCGGAGCGGGTGCTGTCCGGCAGCGTCGTCATCCGCGTCCACTGCCCGCAGGGCTACGGCGAGGATGCGGCACTCGACCTGCTCTCCGATGCCGTCGCCGCGCTGCGCGGCCGGCGCGACGGCCCGCTCAGCTTCCTCGGCGCCATCTCCAACCTCGACGGCGACGCCGCCGAGAACGGCAACTGGTGGATCCGCGCCGCCGTCGTCGCATTCGAATACCGGTACCTCGGATAGCTGGCCGCGCGATTCACGCCTCCGGCCTGCGGCCTTCGGCGATCGCGCGGCGGGCCGCCAACCCCACCCTCCCCACACCGCCATCCCTGACAGGAGCAAGCCATGGCCATTGCCGAAGGCGTCCAGACCCGCGTCACCTACAAGGCGTATGCCACGGGCGCGATCTCCAGCACCGCCGAGCCCACCCCCGCCACCGATCCCGGTGCCTCGGGCGGGCAGATCCTGCGCCGCGTCTCCCTCACCGGCGGCCTGCAGAAGAACACCTACCAGTCGCGCGAGATGCGCACCGACCGCCAGGTGGCCGATTTCCGCCACGGCATGAAGAGCAGCCCGCTCACCCTGGCCGGCGAGTTCTCCCCCGGCACGTACTTCCCGCTGATCGAGGCCGCGCACCGTCACACCTCGGTCGCCGCCCTGTCCGACAGCCAGACCGAGTTCACCTCCGTGGTGTCGGACAATTCCACCAGCACCTTCACCTTCGCCGGCGGCAATCCGGTCACCGAGGGCTACCGCGTCGGCGACATCATCCGCTTCACCGGCCTCGCCGCCACCGCGAACAACAGCAAGAACTTCCTCATCACGGGCATGTCCGGCACCAGCAACCGCGTGGTCGCCGTCTATCCGGCGCCGGTCACCGACGCGGTGCCCGACACCACCTTCACCGTCGCCCGGCCGGGCAAGACCACCTTCATCCCCAGCTCCTCCCACGTCTCGCGCAAGTTCGCCTTCGAGGCCTGGGGCGAGGACACCGACGTCGCGCTGCTGCACACCGAGGCGCGGATCAGCGGCTACAGCCTGGCGCTGAACGCCGATGGCTTGATGGAGATCACCCTCTCCGCCATGGCCCGCAACACCACCGCGCTGTCGGGCGCCTCGGCGCCGTTCTTCACCGACCCCTCGGCGGCCAGCTCCACCGGCATCTGCGGCCCGGCCGACGGCATCATCCGAATCGGCGGCACCGTGCTCGGCGTGGTCACCGGCCTGCGCGTCGACCTCGCCATGGCGGTCAGCGGCGATCCGGTGATCTCCTCCCTGAACGTGATGCCGGAGATCTTCCTCGGCCCGGCAGTGGTGACCGGCGAGGTCTCGATGTATTTCGAGGATCTCACCGCCTACAACTACTTCGTCAACGAAACCGAGGTGGAGCTGCTTGCCCAGCTCAACGCCTCCAGCGCCGCGGCGGCCGACGCCGTGGCCGTGCACATCCCGCGCGTCAAGTTCACCGGCGCCAACACCGACATCAGCGGCGAGGGCGGCCAGATGGTCACCCTGCCCTTCCAGGCCCTGCGCTACCTCGGTTCCGGCATCGGCATCGAGCAGACCACCATCAAGCTGCACGACACCGCGGCGAGCTGACCCTACGGCGTGGGCCTCGCGAGAGGGCCCGTTGACGGCCTATCTCCTGGGGGGCAGTGGCGCCCTCTCGCCGACCCGATAGGGCACGTCCACGTCATAGCGAAGGCTGGCCAGCGAGCCGGCGATATAGGCTGTCGTCAGCCATCCCTCGGCTTGTTGGCCTCCCTTCGGGTCGAACATGCAGATTGCCCGTTGTTCGCCGGGCACGAAGTAAACCGGGGTGGTCGAGCACCACGCGGCCTCTCCGTCGACGACCGAAGGATAGAGAATGGTCCCCTCCGGAATGTGCACCTGCCCAAACGGCGGAATAGGTCGCAAGTAAGGGGCCAGAACGACCGCCCGCCTCGGATCATCCGACTTCAACATGGCTGTAGCGCATCCGGACAGGGCAAGTATCGCGGCAAACAAGTACCAGCGCATCGTCACCTCCCATCCGCCCGACAGCGGACCTGACGGCTACGGCCGTAGCCCGGCCCCGGAGTGTCGGCTCCGGGGCCACCATCCTTCCGACAAAGGTATGAAATGTCCAATAAATTCGCAGGTCTCGGCGTTGCCGTCGACGCCCCCGCCCGCATGATCATCCTGCACCCGTCCACTGGCCAGCCGCTGCGCAACGCGGACACCGGCGAGGCGGCCTGGATCGAGCTGCTCAGCGCCGACAGCGCTGCCGCCCGCGCCCACCAGCGCGAGGCGCAAAACCGCCGCCTGCGCGCCCGCGCCCGCTCCATCACCGCCGAGACGCTCGAGGCCGACGGCACCGAGCTGCTCGCCACCCTCACCAGGGGCTGGTCGCTCGTCACGCTGGACGGCACGCCGATCGACGTGCCCTGCACGCCCGAGAACGCGCGCGAGCTCTACAGCGCCCCCGATCTCGGCTTCATCCGCCGGCAGGTCGATGAGTTCGTGGCTGACCTGGGAAACTTCCCGGTGAAGACGACCTCGCCGAGCTGATCGAAGCCGCCCGTGCGGATTTCGCCCTGTCCGCCCCCATGGCGGACGGGGCGAGCAAGCGCCAGCACCTGGAGCGGGTCGAAGCCCGCACCGGCCGCCGCCCGCCCGAGCTGGACACCCCGCCCATCCCGGCCTGGGCGCTGCACATCGTGGACTGGTGGGGTGAGCTGAACGCCGCGCGCGGCGGCAACGGCATGGGCCCGAACCCGATCGGCTGGAGCGACCTCGCCGCCTGGGCGGCGCTCACCGGCACCGCACCCTCGCCCTTCGAGGTGCGCACCATCCTGGCCATCGATCATGCCTGGCTCGCCGCGCAGTCCGCTGCCCGCAAGCCGCCCGGGCCGGCCGCACCGCCGGCCATCCCGCAACCCCGCCCCGCCAGCAGGAGGCCGCGATGACGATTGCCGCGCTCCGCGAGAGCGTCATTAGGGCCGGGCTCGACGCCTCGAGCTACGAGGCGGGGGCGCGCAAGGTCCAAGCCGCCAACCAGAACATGGCGGCCAGCGGCGATCGCGTGGCGCAGGCGCAGGAGAAGCTCACCCGCACCACCGCCGGCGGCGCCAGCGCGATCCAGCGGCTCTCCCGCGAGCTCGATCGCGCCTATGCCGGCCAGCAGCGCTTCGAGCGGGCGCAGCGCCTGATCGACGATGCCATGGGCCGGCGCCTGATCAGCCAGCAGCGCGGCGCCGAGCTGCTGGCGCTCGCCCAGCAGCGCTACCTCGGCGTCGCGGCCGGCGCTGAACAGGCGGCCAGGGCCACCAGCCGCTTCGGCGCGGCCAGCACCGCGGCGGCCGGCGCGCTCTCCGGCATGTCCGGCTCGCTGGGCATGGTCGGCACGGCGCTCGCCGCCCTCGGCCCCATCGGCATCGCGGCCGGCGTGGCGCTCGGCACGATCGCGGCGGCCATGATCCCGATCGCCCGCGCCGGCGACCAGGCCACCGCCACCCTGGCCCGCCTCGCCGCCGCCACCGGCAGCATCGATGCCGCCCGCACGGCCTATGAGGGGCTCTACCAGGTCAGCCTGCGCACAGGCGTCTCGGTGGCCGACGCGGCCGGCACCTTCCAGCGCTTCCGCATCGCCGCCGGCGAGATCGGCGCCACCAACGCCCAGGTGCTGCAGCTGGTCGAGGGCCTGCAGAAGGCCGCCGTGGTGTCCGGCGCCGCCGGCCAGGAAGGCGCGGCCGCGATGATGCAGCTCGGCCAGGCGCTGGCCTCCGGCAAGCTCAACGGCGACGAGCTGCGCTCGCTGATGGAGAACATGCCCAGCCTCGCCCAGCGCCTGGCCGAGGAACTCGGCACCAACATCGGCCAGCTGCGCAAGCTCGGCGAGGAGGGCCAGCTCACCGCCGACCGGGTGTTCCCCGCCCTGCTGCGCGCCACCGACCGCATGGCGGCCGACTTCGACAAGATGCCGCTGACCATGGAGCGGGCGTTCAACATCCTCGGCAGCGCCATGCGCAACTTCGTCGAGAAGCTGGACGAGGCGCTCGGCATCTCCCAGCTCATCGCCAAGGCGGCAAAGGCCGCGGCCGATGCGGTCGAGGGCGCGCGACAGGTCGTGATGCCCACGCCGGCGGAGGCAGCCGATGCGATGGTGGCCGAGGGCTATCGGCGCATTGCAAACGCGCAGGCCCGTCTCGCCGGCGCGGCGCCGGAGATCTCGCAATATGAGCGCCAGGGGCTCAGTCGCCAGCAGGCGATCGACCTGGCTGTGCCGGCCCTCCCCGGTACCGCATCCATTGCCCGCGAAATGGCGGCGGCTGAGGCGCTGCTGCGGCGTGGCCTGCAGGCGCAATCCGAGATCCGCGCCGAGGCCGCCGAGGCGCAGAACCGCAACAGCGAGGAGGCAGCCCGCAAGGCCGCCGACAGCCAGCGCGCCGCCGCCGAGAGGCGCGCCAAGGAGCGCGAGGCCGAACTCTTCAAGGACGTGAAGCTCCAGCAGGAGCACGCCAAGCGCCTGAAGGAGATCGACGAGGACCTCGCGCGCGGCGGCCTCACCGACAGCCAGGCGACCCGCCAGCGCGCCGAGGCCAACCGGCAATACGCCGAGAACCTCAAGAAGCTTCGCGACGAGCAGAACCGCGAGGCCGACAAGGCCGCCAGGAAGGCCGAGCGCGAGGCGGAGAAGGAAGCCAAGGCGCGCGACAAGGTGATCGACAAGCTGCGCGTGGAACAGTCGGCGCGCGAGCGCATGGCCCGCGCCCAGGCCGAGGGCGAGGGCGCGGTGGCCGCGCTCAACCGGCAGCTCGAGTACGAGAACGCCCTGCGCGAGGCCGGCATTCCCGTCACCGGCGCCCGCACCGAGGAGGAGGAGCGCTACGCCCAGTCCGTCTGGGAGATGATCGCCGCCACCGAAGCCGCCCGGAAGGCCGAGAAGGCGATGGTGGACGCGCGCGAGGCCAGCAAGCGCGAGATGGACCGGATCAACCGCGACATCGAGAGCCAGGCCCGCCGCGTCTCCGACGATGTCGCCACCGGGCTTTACGAGGGCCTCATCGAGGGGCGGCGCGGCCAGACCGTGCTGGCCACCTTCGCCAACCTGTTCAAGCGCATCGCCATCCAGGCGGCCAGCACGCAGATCTTCCTGCCGATCACCACCGCCGTCATGGGCGCCGTGCCGCAGCTCTTCGGCATCGGCGGCAGCGGCGCGGCGGGCGCCGGCAGCCTCCTCTCCGGCGCGTTCGACCTGCTCGGCCTGGGCCAGCTGCTCGGCGGCCAGTCGATCGGCGACATGCTCGGGCTCACCGGCGCCGGCGGCATCCTCAACGCCACCGCCATCGCCGGCTGGGGCACCTCCACCAACGCCGCACTCGGCGCCATGGGCGGCGTCTATGGCCCGGCCACCGAATCGGCCGTCATGGCGGCCGGCGGCGGCGGCATGTTCGGCGGCGCCGGCGCCACCTTCGGCTCCCTGCTCGGCGGCGCCGGGCTGGGCTTCGGCGCCGGAACGCTGCTCAATTCCCTGCTCGGCGGCAACTCCACCGGCGGCATGGTCGGGTCCGGTGTCGGCGGCCTGGGCGGCGCTGCCATCGGTTCGCTGTTCGGGCCCGGCGGCACCCTGATCGGCGGCCTGCTCGGCGGCTTGGCCGGCGGTGGCCTTGGCGGGCTGTTCGGGCCGGGCGAATCGGTCAAGGGCTACGGCTACCGGCTCGAGGCGGCCGACGACGGCCTGCTGCGCATGGGCGCAAGCTTCTACAACCCGGTGGGGGAGGCCGCCTTCCGCGAGGCCACCGCCGGGATCGCCGCGCTCAACGCCTGGATGGGCGCGCGCGGCATCACGGTCGGCGGCGCGGCCAGCGTCGGCGGCAACCGCTACGGACCCGACCTGTCCAACGCCACCGCCGGCAGCTTCGCCCAGGGTGTCAGCCAGCTCTACTACCACTCCAGCGACCCCGCGCTGGAGGGCGCGCTGTCGGCCCGCGGCAACCAGTTCGGCGACGTGGCCGAGATGCAGAAGTTCGTCGAGGGCTTCCAGGCCATCCAGGCCGTGATCAAGGAGCTCACCGCCGAGCCGGTGCCGGCCTTCACCCAGCAGCTCACCGCGCTCACCGCGCAGTACGACGCAGCGATCGCCCAGGCCCGCGAATACGGCCTTGCCGAGGACGGCCTCGCCGCCGCCCGCGCCCGCGCCATCGCCGACCTGGAAGCCGAGCGCGCCGAGTATCTGCGCCAGGTGGGCACCTCCCTGGAGGTGCGCCGCCTGCGCACCCAGGGCCGCACCATGGAGGCCGAACTGGCGCAGCAGGCCGAGGTTGCCCGCCAGCAGATCGCCGCGGCCACCGCCGACCTGGAGCGCTGGGCGATCTCGGCCGCCGAGAAGTCCCGCCTCCTCACCGAGCTGGAGGAGGTGCAGGCCGCCGAGCGCGCCGAGATCATCTCCCGCTACGGCGAACAGGCCGCCCAGGCGCTGCGCCAGGCCGGCGGCAACATCCGCGCCTGGCTCGACAACCTCGCCAGCGGGGCCGCCGGCGGCGCCTCGCCGCAGGACCGGCTCTCGGCTGCGCAGCAGACCTTCAACCGCGACCTCGTGCTCGCCCAGGGCGGGGACCGCGACGCGCTTTCCCGCATCACCGGCTCGGCCGACGCCCTGCTGAGCGCCGGGCGCGACATGTTCGCCTCCGGCAGCGGCTTCCAGGCGATCCGCAACGAAATCGTCGGCGCGCTGGGCAGCCTGCCCGTGGTCCAGAGCTACGACGCGATGCAGACCGCGGCGCTCGAGGCCATCCAGCAGAAGCTGGAGATGGGCACGCTGAACACCGCCATCTCGCCCGGGATGAACGGCGTCACCATCGTCGGCGGCCTCTCCCTCGCGTCGCTGGAGCAGGCGCTGGCGCAGCTGAACGCCTCCACCCTGGCCGTGGGCGACGCGATCAACCGGCAGATCAACGGCGGCACCCAGACCGCGCTCGACGTGGGCCGGGTGCTCAACCAGGTGCTCGTCGGCCAGACCGCCGCCATCGTCGACTCCGGCGCCGCCCTCAACCGCGCCATCAACGGCACCGCCGCCGCCACGCTCGACGTGGGCGCCGAGCTGCAGCGCACGCTGGTGCAGCAGGGCGCCGTCACCGCCGAGGGGCTGGCCGAGATCAGCGCCTGGCTCGGTGGCCTCGGCAACTATGCCGCGATCATCTCGCTCGACGTGCACATGCTGCGCGCCGGGCTCAACGCGGCCAGCCAGATCGCCGTCGATGCCAGCGCCGCCAACGTGGACGCCCTGACCGCCCTCTCGCGCATCGCCGCCGACGCCTCGGCCGCCGCCACCACAAGCGCCGCGCTCACCAACACCCTGCTCAACGATCTGCGCGCCGGTGCGGCCAACAACAATCTCCTGGGCCCGGCCCAGAACCTGGTGCAGCTCGCCCAGGCCATCCGCGGCGACGTGCAGCCGCTGGCCGCCGCGC